CGCGCAGGCCGGGGACGATTTCGGCCGTGAGGCTCGAGATGAGCCGCGCGTTCGCCGCTGCGAACTCATCGACGAGGATTTCGGGCGCCGCGTTGACCTTCACGGCCAACACACCACGGCCTCGCACACGCCCGCGGGGAGGGACGCGGGCCAGCGGGGGCACGATGCCCGCCCCCGACGCTCCGGGCTGGCTCACGGGGCTGCTAGGCGCCACGCTGAGGACGCCACCACTCCCCGCGCCTGGGTCATCCGTGCCAAGAATGCGGGCGCCGATGGAGGCGCCCAACGCGCCGAAAAACTCCCGGCGATGCGCGTTGTTCACGCGAGTCCCGGCGGCCCGAGCTTCGGGCTCGAGCTGTGACGCCGAGAACTCATCGGAGAGTGCGCCCTCGATGCGCTGCAGGGCCGCGGCAATCTCCGAGCTCGACCCGGACTCGATGGCGGGCACGAGGTCGGCCCGGATGAGCTGCAGCGCTCGACGGTTGAGCCGGCCATACCTCCGCTCAAGTTCTGTCGCCAGCGTGGCCGGGAACGGCACGGAGAGGCCGCGTTGCGTGTTTTTAGGTGGGGCCATCGAGCGGGTCGGGGGTCACGGGCTCAAACATGGAGTCGGCGAGCAGCCGTTGCCGAACCTCCTCAGTCGAGAGGACGTTGTTGAGCAGGTAGATTTGTTCGGCCTGCGCCCGGTTGAGCAGCGTCGTCGCTTGCTCGGCTTCGGTAGGCGCCCACAACGGCCGAAAGTTGATGGACCACTCATCGGGCACCGCCTCTCCCTGGTTTCGTCGGATGCGAAACAAGATGGTGAGCAACTTGTTGAGCGGTGGCATGAGAGTCCGGCGTTGCTGCGACGAAACAGAGTCGTACCACGACCGAATCTCAGAATCGGCCGACGCGTTGAGCCCCGACGGTTGCTCCCCAAGCAACACCGTGCGAGGCATGTCGGTCGCACGGACAAGCGCGTCGACGAACTTGTTGATGAGAGCCTCCAACCCCGCGACGGTTCGCGTGCGCTCCGAAAACGAGTCGTTCGAGTCGACGACGGCCATGTGGAGGTTGTCCATCGTCCACTTGAGCATCTCGAACACGCGTTGCATCTGCGCCTTGTCTTGGCTCGACCCCGCGAGCTGTTGCCGCAAACCGTTGATGTTGAGCACGACGACGGACAACTCATGCATGATGTTGCGCGAGTAGCCCATCACTTCGCCTAGCTGCGAGAGTTGCTCCGCGACGCGCTGCACGATGCCCGGGGCCCACCCGTTGTTTTCGATGACGCGAGACGGTGACGCCCGGGTTCCATCGAACCGGAGCACGCGAGAGCGGTGCACGCGACGGGCGGCGCCCGAACCGAACGGGACGCTCACGTTATAAAACTTCGGATTTCGGAACCCGCGCGAGCCGAGCCCCGGGTCGTACTCTTCCGGGATGAGGTAAGGGCACTCAATGACGTGAAGCGAAGAGAGTTTGCGGGCGGCTTTGAGGTTGAGCCGCTCGTCGAGCGGCAAGCCGTCGTGAACATTCATCACGACGACGCTCCCGCCGTACAGCCGGGCCCAACGCCACGCGTCTCCGAGGGTGTTGAGCGCGTCAAGGTCGTCCAGCTCACTCTCTAGCGACGCGTAGTCGAACGTCTCGTCGGCGCCGACGATGTCGAACCCCTCGCGTGTCGCGTCGTCGGGGAGCCGGTCGACGATGCGAGCCGCGAGCGCGTCTTGTTCGTACATGTCGCTCAACTCCTCAAACTCAAGCCGGCGGCGACGAACAAACCCGCCGTAGCTCGACTTGTCTCCGAGGGTGCCGAGTTGCGTGACCGCGTTCGCGTAGCTGTCGATTTTGATGTCAGTCATGGGTGCCCCTTCAGAGATAAGCGAAGAGCGGTCCGACTTTCGGCCCGTCGAGTTTGAGCTCGGTGATGCCCCACACTAGCGCATCGAGGCGGTCGGGGCTTGCCGCGTGCGTCGGTTCCCACGTCACCATCTGTTCCTCTAACTCCTCGAACACGCCGACATGATGGACGGACCCCCGTTCATACAGCGCGGCCACGGGCTCGGCTCGGGAGTATTTGCCCCGACTGGCGCGAACTTTTTTTACGGGGACATTTTCGTCAACGATATGAATGGTCGACTCGACGAGGTCGCCGCCGTTGTTGACCTCCGCGACGATGCAATCCGCCGAATATCGGTGGTACGCGGCGACCGCTTGTCGGGCCCATCCGGCCGGGGAGGCTTTGAGTGTCTTGTCTGCGAGCACGTAGGCGTGTCCATCCCCGCCGAGACCTTGCACGGTGATGCCCGTCTCGTCGCTGTTTTCGTTGTGCGTCACGGCCGGGTCAACGGCGACGTTACACCTTCGCAGCGGCGGGGCGTTGGAGACTCGACCCGCCTCGATGACGGCCGCGGACCATAGCGCGTGTTCGGCCTCCTCCAAAATCTCGCCGTACAACTCCTGCCGACCGATGCGCGTGCCCGCGTAGATTTGCCGAAACACCGCGCGGACCTCTTCAGGGAGATAGATGTTATCGAACGTCGAGGCTCGGGTCGTGATGGTCCCGGCCATGGCTTCGATTTTTTTGAGGTCCGGGTCTCGGACGGGCGTCGTCGTGAGAATGGCGCGAGCCCAACCGACGCGCAACGCGGGCTCGATGACCTCGGTCCACGTCTTGTAGAGATTTGGCCAGTGGGCGACCTCGTCGCCCCAGACGAGCGAAAAGTTCGGGCCACGAATCGACTCGGGTTTGTCTGCGGAGAAAATGCGAGCTTTGACCCCGTTCGGGTAGGTGAGCAACCCGTTTCCGGGTTCCCAACGCGGGCGAAAATGCGGCTTCGCGGTCGAGAGGATGCCCGACGGGCCCTCGACCATGGTGAACCGAGCGTCGCTCCATGTTCGGCCGATGATGCCGATTTCACCCCGACGAATCTTTGAACGGTCCTCAGCGAGGGCGTTGACGTTCTCACTGCCCGCGTAGCTTTTTCCCGTGCCACGCCCCGCTCGCAAGACCCATCGCCGCCACCCCCCCTCGGGGAGGCGCTGGTACGGGAGCGCCCACAAATCCCAAGCCGAGAGGATGGAGAGCGCCTCCTCGTCGGTGAGACCCGCGATGAACTCCTCGACTTTGTCTTGCGTGAGGGCGCCGAGCCTTTCGAGAATGATGGGTTTCATTCGTCGAGCAACCCTTTGAGTTTGTCACGTAGCAACTCGAGCGGGTCGACCTTTATCTCTTCGCCACTCTCGTCGTCGATTTGAGTGTTCGGGTTTTTGCTGTAGAGCTTATTCCAGCGCCGTTCAAGGTACCAGATTTTAGCGTTTACGTTCTCACTGAGAAGAACGTCCCGGATGATATCTTGGTGGACTTTCGACTCGACTTGCTCAAGTCGCTGGACGAGCACGGCGCGCAGCGTGACCGCCTCAGCCTTGCCCGCGAAGTAGTCTCGGATTTCCTTCCGACCCGCTTTGACCCACGCGCGGAACGTGTCTTCAGGGATGCCGACATCCTGCCGAGCGATGTAACGAAAGTTCCCATTGGCAACGATGCTACAAAGTTGCTCGATGACCTCCTCGGTCAGTGGTACTTTCGCGGGTGGGCCGTTCGTCCCCATTTCTCGAACGGGGAGCGTCGTGGAAGCCAGGCCGCGCGGAAGCGGTTCTGTTTTGCCCGTCGGCATTACCAGATGCCCTCCACCTTGAGCGAGATGTCCTCAAGTGTGTAGTTCGAGGTCGAGGTCCGACCACGCAATCGGTACTCGCGGTTTCCGACGGCGGGGTACGGGACCCTCACAGTGTAATGGAACTGCCGAAACGAAACGCCAGCGATGGACTGCGTCGGGACGCCGACGTTGATGGGCCCGCCGACGACGGCCCCCGCGGTCTGGTCATAGATTTCGAGCTCAAGCTCATTGAACGGGCCCGCGCCAGTGGATGAACGGATGATTTGGGCCGACGCCGTGATGGTCAAAAATCCACCGGCAAACTGTGGCGCCTCATCCCCGAGAACGGACACAGTGAGAATGTCGGTCGTGCCGACGGTCCCGATGGTGTCCGTCGTTTTGGTCGCTCCCGCGTGGCACGAGCCCAACGACGACATCCAAACGCCCCGAGGGGTCGAAGCGGCTTGATATCGTAGTTGTGAAAGACCGCCGTTTTGTTGCGCCCAAAAATCCCCTTCCTGCGCGCTCGCGGGTGTGGTCTGAGGAACGAGCCGCAACGTCGGTCGGTTGTTGCCCCCCGCCTCGAACTCGCCCGCGTACCCGTCATCCGAAGTACCGCGCACCGCGGTCGCTCCGTCGGTCGCTTGCCCAAAGACACCCGCACCGCTCGACGATGTCGAGCCCAAGACGCTGTGTTGACCCCACACCCCGTGGGATGAGGCTTGATTGACCGTGTCCCCGAAAACGCCAGCGGATGACGCGGTTCGGGTTCGGCCAAAGCAACCGAATCCGCCGGTCGGCCCGCTGAAACCGAACACGCCGGACCCCGAACCGAGGCTCTCACCTTCGACGCCAGGGCCGCTTCCGCTGGCGCCCTGCCCGGACTGGCCTTTGACCGCAGCCCCGGGCCCCGTCGAAGTCCCGACGACGCCCTCGGCTCCGCCCGCGTTGTCTGCCGTGAGGCATGCGAACGACGCCGAATCGTTGGTGAGCGCGAGAGCTTTCTCCCCCGCGGAGTTGTTGACGGTGCACGTGGCTGCGAAAAAGTTCGAGCCGTTGTCGTCCATCGTGCATGTTGCGAGACCGCTCGCGCCGCCGCCAAGATTCGCACCCTGTAGCGCGGAGTACCCGTTCGAGTCCCTCTCCACGATGGTCGTGTCGACGACGGCGGTCGGGGTTCCAGCGTCAAGCCACGTTGTCCACTCCCCGAGGATGTTGAGGAGATAGTTGATGTGCTCCGCTGAGATGCCGTTCCCGGGGACAAACCCCTGAGTCCCCCCGAGTGAGATTTTT